CATAGAGGACACTTTTTCAACGTTGCCACCATGCACAAAGTGGGCATTTGCAAAGCGGGTCGTGGTTATTGTTTAGTCTTACCATAACCTTACGATTAGCGGTCATAATATAACTCTTGGCCTTTTTTTCTAAAAAAGAGCCACAAAAAATACGCATAATGCTTTTGATGGATGTAGTATCTTCGATACCCTAAGACGGATCCCAATGTGTGTGATTTGACCAGGGTATTGTCCTGGTTATTTCTTCACGCACATACCGTTAATTTTACGGTAGCCAGATCGACATTTCTCTCCTGGCTTCGGTTTATACATCTTCGATGAATTAGAATTGCCACGGGTCTTCGGCTTGCTGGTAAGACTAGAGCCTACCCGTGACGGTTTATAGATCATAATGATGCCAGGTAAATGACCTGGACGAATGTAATTCTCATTTTCTATAGCCACGTTTACTGGTGACGAAGGAGAATAATCTCCACTAAATAATGCGTCATAAACTGTTCCAGCCAAAAACGTACCTACTTTTATTGCAGCCGCTTGAGCAGCACCTTTAACAGAAGTCGGTGGTAGTACAATATCTGTAAACAAACCACCTAATGCAAATAACTCACTCTGAGTAATTAGAACTTGAGGACGGAATAACGGTCGTCCATAACTATAACCTCGACCTTCATGCATTGAATGATATTCGACCATCTAAAATCCCACCATAACAGTTACCGGTTCATGGATCATTGCGCCTACGAGCATCCCAACAAGGAAGCACAGTTTCTCATTCGATATTTTATTAATTTGTTTCATAATTTCACATCTCGTATGTTCCGAGACATTCAATTTCAAACGCAAATGCTGCTCCAACAAGTGAAGACAACATTTCAAATTTAACTAAACCAAGTGGAGCCTGAATTCTATATGTAAGTTCAGTAACTTGGTCAGGCAGAGTAGACCAATCTGCTACTTGAAGTGCTAAAGAATCTCCAAGAGTAATAGCACGATCATATGGAGGATTGTCTTGTTCATCTAATGTAATCTGAACATATGCATCCTCTGAGACATCCTGTTCTGGTATTCTAAAGAACGGGCTGTCATTATCAATAAATTGAGTGTCCCCTCCTGGAGTAAGAGTAGAATCATCCAGGACTGTTTGTCGTCTTTCATTGTATGCTTGAATACAAGCCACGGAATCCCACGGATCGGCTTCAGTTCCTGCACCAACGTGAGAACCGCAAACATGAAGATAAAAATTGTCTGTAACTGTAATACCAGATACTGCATTTTCGACGAACACAGAAAGTTGGGAATAGTCCCAAACACCACCATTGAAATAGGTAGTACCTGAACCTCCAAGGGTTGTTCCAAGATCTTCCACGGCATACATCCTTTGAGATGTCAAAGTTGAAACAGAAGTAGGCTTTTTGTATTCAATAGCCTTCATACTGCTATTTAGATTCAATCGTAAGTTCTTAGCATATCTTCCAATAGATCCTTTTGTGACCCCGGCTTCGAGACGCAATTCCTCACGAAGAAAATGTGCCATTCTAACACCATTCCGAGTCTGCCAATTATTAGGGGCAGTCGATGTCTGCATAGCAAGAATTCCATTATTACCAGTGTTTGCACCCTGGGGCGTACTTACTGTAATCAGTAAGTCATATACTAATGGTTTGCCATTATCAGCAACTTGCTTATGATTCAATCGATCAACTTTACTTAATTCTGCAGCCGCATCTAAAAATGCAGATGTAGTAAATGGTACTGCAGGAGTACCAGCACTTGCGGTCTTTATTACGCTAAAAAATTTATTTGCCATAAAGAGCCGATTAGGCATTTACTAATAATACATTCGTAAATTAGCCCAAAACCCACGATGCCCTAGCGAGTCAGCACCCTTTCAGGTGAAAAAATCAGAATTTTATTCATGCCTTCCTACGGGCGGCAGTGCCCCCACCGACAACTGAAGTTTATTATTATTACTTCAGGCTTCTTCTAAAAAACTGACGAAGTTTTAACTTCCAACCATACTTGTTACGGATTGGATCTATGTAGTTCCCTGTAACTTCGCTAAAAAAGGTGGGAAGCAGGGGTGCTTGAGGTTCACTCCCTGCCTCCGGACGCCCAGTTTGTACCGGCCTTCCTACGGTTTGGCTGTGTGCGCTGAATCCCTTGTGCCTGTGATTCTCACATAAAGTTTCCTTTATCTGCCATGACTGAACGCCCTCACTCCTGGAACGATCCCAAACAAGTTTACGGATATCGTCCCGAGTAGCCACTGTAAAGTGTTTACATACAACACAGGAATCACGATTTCCATTTTCCAAAACCATCTTTATTCCTCTCGTAGGCTTGACAGACGAAGCAAAGCGATCGTCCTTTTCTAAAACCTTTGGTTTTCCTTTCGCATCTAGAACAGATCCACGGCATTAATTCCACCTATTATTAAAACAATAAACACACAACTTCGTATGTGAATCGATGTAATGTGAAGTATCTCTATTGCATAGAGGACACTTTTTCAACGTTGCCACCATGCACAAAGTGGGCATTTGCAAAGCGGGTCGTGGTTATTGTTTAGTCTTACCATAACCTTACGATT